TGATTCTGGTAACGGTAATCCCGGTGAAGGAGCAGCAGACACACCCGGTAACTTTTCGGGCAGCTCTTATAGCGGAATAGGCAATCCTGGAGAAGCAGATTTTGGTACAGGCCCGCCTGTTAGCTGGGGAGGTGGTGATAGTGGCGGCTACGACGGCGGGCCCGGGACTGGAGTGTCAGCTTTCCCATCGTTTGGTCCAAACAGCGGCGTATATCTCGGTAGTCTAAGTAGCTTGGGAAATATGGTGGCCATGGCATTGGGCACCGGTGAATATCAAGTAAAAATAGTAACGGCCGGTACTACCGCACAAGGATCATTCGAAGTAAATCAAGTACTGCCAGCCAAGACTTGGGCTAACTTGACACCAGCCGGAAGAGCACCTTTACCCACTGCTGTAATTGCTCCATACAGTGTCGGCTACATAAGAGAATACTGGAAAGATCCGTCTGGAACTACATTTGGCGCTAACAGTGCCATTCCGGCATTGACCGGAGTATTCCCTGATCCGTTTACTAATTTTGTCGGAGCTCCAATAACAGACCGTCCTGGTAATTTTGTAGCATATGCAGATTTACAAATGCAACGGCTCAGTGGCAGTAATACTTGGGACAATGCACATTTCATGAATGTGTTCAATCAAGCACTTGGTTGGGTATTGACTTCCAACGATTATCTTGCGGCTTTGCAAAATGCACAAAGTAATACACTGTCAAATTTTGGCAGTGCCAACTATCGAGATTTTGTATCCCAGGGATTTGACAAGTATCAGCAAGGTCTTGCATTGCGCAAGGCATTGATCAATGTGGGTACCATGGTACAGGTCATACCTGAAGGATTCTTTGGTACTCCCAATGCTGTGGCCAAGTTTTTAGTTGATATAGGCCTGGGCAGCGTGGGCGGTCTGTCAGACAAACTGTACACTGCTGGTGTGAATTTTGACGACATCTATAATACCGGCTATGTTAATGTTATCACAAATATTCTTAATACCATAACCAATCAAGCCGATTTGGCAGTGATTCAAGATGTGGTAGAAAGTACCATACCCAAGATGTTTTCGCCTTTGGCATATACTTCGATCGAGATTGCCAGTGGATTGACCAACGACAGCGCATTTCCCAACTTTGCCGCATTTGGCCGAGACATATTCCAACGAGCTCCGGGTCTGAGCTCATTGACTGGGGTATCGTTGGTAGCACTGATTGACAGCGTCCAGACTGATATAACTGCCAATGTTGAATCTATCACTGGCAATGTTACAGTGGGCAACAGCGTACCACTTCTATCGCAGTCTATCATTGACAGCTTACGAACATTTTTACCATTGAGTGTGGGCAACGGCCCAGTATCAATGCTTAATGTAATTGGCACTGGGTCAGGATATTTATTAGACGGGATCAGAGCTGTAAACATAGCAATTTCTCAATTGTACGCTTCGGCCTATGGTCCCAGAATTAGAGACATACTTACTGAAATAAGTAGATTCCAAAGTGGTTACGCACTGACACTGGATGAGGTTAAGGCAGCTGCCAGTTTTACTCCGGTACCAGCACCCAGCGTGGCGGCAGATGGTACTTTTATACCGGGGGGCTTGGGATACTGGCAAACAAAATTAGAAGCCAAGAAGACTGAATATCTAAACTTGCTGAGTGAAATCGCCGCCGACACAAATGGAAATATTCCAGTACTGGTAGCACAAATAAATGAAAATTGGTTGTGGTGCTGCAGGACTCTTTATTACGAAATGCGCAATTATAACAAAGCTAACTTCACAGTTACTTCGTTCAACGACAACAGTCAGTACTTGTCGTTTGTCAGCAGCTTGCCCAGCTATGGTGCCGACCCACAAAATATTGGCACAGATTATCTACTCTATGGAATTTGTCTGCCCAATGAAGCCGGCGATACTGTCAAGGCCGTGTTGGGTCAAGGCAAGACAAATCAAATATTAGGTGAGAACGGCGTTCTGGTAAAAAATATTATTTGATACTTTTTATTCAGTTAACTGCTATTATATCATTGATTTACTTCGCAAAACCTGCTATAATAATACGACTTAATTGGTTAACTGAGCGTTTATTACCGATTTCAAACTGGTATATAAAACTACACTCTTAACGAAAGGAGAAAAATATGGCCTCAGCTATATCAAATCGCTACTATGACAGGGTGATTAAAACAACTCAAATCACATTGTTGATTTTGGGATTTGTGTTAGTAGCCTCATTATTGGTTACTGTGACAAAATCAAAGTTCAGCTCACTGAGAGCAAATCTGCAACAGCAAGATGTTGTTGGAGTCACTGCGGCGGATCGTACTAAACAATTAGAATGCCTGACTCGAAACATTTATTGGGAAGCGGCCGGCGAACCGTTTGAAGGCAAAGTGGCAGTGGCACAGGTTACCATGAACCGTGTGGTATCGGGCAAGTTTGGCTCGGGCGTGTGCGGCGTGGTATATCAAAAAAATGTATTTTACGAAAAAGTAGTTTGCCAATTTTCTTGGGCTTGCGAAACAAATCACAAAATCAAACCCGTGTCTCCGAATAAATGGGCCGAGTCAGAAGAAGTGGCCAAAAAAGTTTTACTGGAAAATTTTAGGCTACCGGGACTAACGCAGGCCATGTATTATCATGCAACTTATGTTAACCCAGGATGGCGACTACAACGAGTCACACAAATCGGTCAACATATCTTTTATAAGGAATAAATTTTGAGTATCAAAAACTTTAACCTCTTGGGTCTTTTAGTTCTTATTCGTAAATTCTTTTTGGATCACTTGAAAAAGTTGACCGCAGATACTCTGGGATGGTTGGCTGCAATTGTGCTACACTGCGCCACCATTCCCAGTTTGTTGGCATTGATGACTGGATTAAGTGATAGAACACCCACAGTAGATATCATCATGTTTATCTACATGGGGTTGATTTTGTTGTTTGCAAAAGCTATTTTACTGCGAGATCAGTTAAATATTGTTACTATAGGTTCGGGTTTTATTGCACAAGCAGCCATAATGGCATTTATACTTTTTAAATAATGAACTACTTTCAACTACTTGCCAAACTGGATTCGATATATCAACGAAATCAAGGCAAGTCGTTGACCAGTAGAAATTTGATCCGAAAGATACAACAGGCAATTCCATTCACAGAATGCAAAATTGTGCAAAACAATACACTGGCTATCTACAATACCAATTTGCAAGTGAGCGGAGTATACGATCCAGAATTGGATCTCGACGGTCTACCTCCAATTGAAGTCGAAATATCATTTCCCAAGAAGCAACCGGAATTCAAGCTCGATGATTCAGACCTGACACGCCAACAATGGAACAACATGATTGTGGATGTCGTTGGCACACTGGGTCATGAGTTTATTCATATGAGTCAATTCAGACGCAGGAAATTCAGATATGGCCGTTGCTACATCAGCAACAGTCAAACACAGGCAGTGTCCGATGCGCAAGAATACTACGGCATACCAGATGAAGTAGATGCGTATGCTTGGACCGCAGCCGCCAATATGACGCACGGATTAATCAATAATGGTGAACCGTATCAAATCGAACAAACTGGTATATACCAAATATACAAAGCTGTGTTTGACAAGAAACACCCTGTGGTGTTAAAATTATGTAAGTTAAGTAATCGCTATTATAAATTACTCGAAAGGCAGTATTATGACACATGCAAGACAAATTGAAGAAGAAGACGAAGAATTTATGGAAAGTATTGCCGATGATGATTATATTTTCGTCATGGATTCTCAAGGTAATTTAAAGTCAGTGATGTTGCCCGAAGAATACACCACACAAATAACTCCGGAAAATGTAGAAAAAGTCATGAAGATTTTCGGCCTAGTGGGGTTTGAAAGCAAAACCATTCACTAAAATTGGTTGACTAATATTCCCAATTATGCTATACTAATGACTTAGTAAGCAAAAAGGAGTTGGTAATGGGCTATGCTGTACTTGCAGACAAGTTTGAAATGGACCAGATGCGCACCAAATACGGCCCGCGCAAAGGCTTGGAAGGCCCGTTTAACTTCAGTGGCAGAGTGTTGTATTATGACAACAAAGAAGGCGCCTACTACGATCCCTCATGCGATTGGTATGTCAGCGACGAGGAGATGGATTTGATCAATCTCAGTTTGTACAAACTGTTACAAAAGTAGTACTTGGGTACTACTTTTTAATACCCTATCACTCCGTCAGGTTATTGCTCAAAAATGAAGTTTCTGTTATAATAATATTATGATGAAACGCAAAGCAAGACAAGATCGTAAACATGCAGTCTATATGTTGGTGAACACCAACACTATGGAATTCTATGTGGGCATAACGGTTTGTGCCGCACAGGTCAAAAAAGCAGTCAAAGTTCGTGTTCAAAAACATGTGCGCCGCGCACTGACAGAGAACAAAGATTGGGCACTGTGCCAAAACATTCGTGCTCACGGAGCGGCTGCATTTGATGTAGAAGTTTTGGAAATTGTGCGTGGCCGCAAGCCAGCACATGGTCGTGAACGCGAATTAATTGCAGAACTTTGTCCACAACTTAATCAGTACTAAGGAACACATGATGAGCAAAATGAG